AGCAGACCTACAAAACCAGATGTTATTAAAAGGAAATATATTACAATTCAAAAAAAATAGTAGTAACTTAACCAAAAATCAAAAATATACTCAATTAGCAAAAGGAGCTGGTCCATCAAGAAAAAAATCATATGCAACACAAGGTATTCAATATAGTAATCCAAATACAAGTAGTTATCAAAGAATAAATTCAACAACATATGTTTATCCAAATAGTATTCCTGGTGCACCAAATAATCAGGCGGGTCCATTTCAAACACCTGTTAAAAATCCATATGGGTGTACTTCTACCTCTATAGAAGAAGGCGGTTCACTTATTTGTAATAAAATCGTTAACCCATGTAGTAATGTAGTTATAAAAGAAGCGCCTGAAAATACCAGATGTTATCCAATTACTGCTTCAGATGTACCAGGGTTCAGTAATAAGTCAGTTGTTAAAAATTTATGCTGGTATCCGAATATACAAACGTGGTATCCACGTCAACGACGTACTATGTCTAATAGTGGTAATAAATGGCCTACCAATTATAAAAGTTTTGTACCGGCTTGTTTACCAAGTAATATTTAGAATGAAACTAGTTTAGTGTAATAATTTTAACGGTTTCATTTTGCCTTATTGAATATCCGTTGAATATTATTAATAAATAGTGAATAAGATAATATATTATAATATATTATCTATATAAAATGGCTGGTAGACCAAGAAAAGTGAGAAATATTCAATCACATATAAATAGTGTTGATAATTCAACATTCTCAGGTCCGATGAAGATGGGTACTCCGCCTAGTATCGGAAAGATAAAATATTACTGGCATAACTATTTAGTAAACTGTAATCAAGATCCAGATAAAAAAAAGAAAAGTTATGCCAATATGGTATTTTTAAATTTAAATTCAGCTCAAACTCCTACTCCTGAAGCATTTACTCCTTCCAGTTTAAGAACAACGTATACCTATATTCCGCCTCCAGGGGTTTACTATTATGATGCAAACCGTAAGTATAATCAAAGTTTTACCCGTCCATATTATCCTCCTGCTCCCGTAACAGCGCCTACAGACCCAGTTCCACCCACCGGTATAAATCGACAACATACGATGCGAATAAAAGGATTATACTATTAATATTTAGGTAGTACTCCATACATATCTACGGTGGCAGGAGATTTAAATTGTGAAACAGGTTGTCCAGGGAATTGAGAAGCGGGATAAGGGAAATATCCGTTTTGATTAGAAGTATAATTATTATATCTACCTAAATAAGTATAAAAAGGGCCACAGCTTTCATTTTTATTACAAGTCGTCGCAAGACGATTTTTGGCTCTGCGAACTGCAGTAGAAGTAGCACCTACTCCGGAATAGCCAGGTTTATATTTATTATATAAATATACTTGTTGATTACATGTAGTGTTACCTCCTGGAGCAAATTTAGTTGTTTTACGAAGTCCTCCAGCAGTTTTTTTTTTATAAATAAATCCAGGAAAATTGGTAGAACTACCATACCAAAACTGTCCATAATAAGTTTTACCAAATCCTGTCCACCCATTACCAGATTGAGAAGTCATATATATATATTATAAAGATAATTTAAATTTTTATAATATTAAAAAGTTAAGTGGAAATTCTTCTGGTAGGAATATCGTTGGCTACAATATAAATAGAATTTTCAGTAATAACAAGAAACTCTTCTCCACATTTATAAAATTTAACGATAGTACTAGTATATTCGTCTTCGCTTTTAACAAGGAGTTTTTCGTTATTTTCGCCTCGAACACCAATTACAGCCTTTTTCTCTAAAGAAGAACACCAATAATCTAACATGATTGGTTTATCGTCTACAATTGATATTTTACACGCATGTTTCAAAGTAACCTCACTAGGTAGTCTGTAATTTTCAGATGGTTGTCCTTGTGTACTCATTTATAAGTATTTTATTTATTGTCTTTAAATACTAATAAATAAAATAATTAATATTGATAAAATGATCAATATTGATAATTTTATCAATATTGATGAAATAACGAAAAAAAAATAAAAATATGTTATAATGAACGAGAATTCAAATAATAGCTTTTATTTATTGAATTTAAAAGAAAATTATTTAGATGAACTATTAACAAATGAGATAGATTTAATGAATGAGTTTCATTCGGTTTTAGTAGATTATATAAATTATGCTATAGACTCTATTCATACAATTACATTTAATAATATTAATTTATCAAAGTTTTTATTAATACGAGGGATTGATACACTATGTCATGTCTTCTTAAACTTATTATATCATACGAATAATTCATCACTTGTATTATATCATTGTCAAAAATCGTTTTATTTTTATATAGAATTTGTTTCTCAAATTGCACAAGACGATAAATCATTTTTACAACTAAATTCAAAAGACGCTGTGTTATATGTTTATAAAAAGACAATTTATGAAATAGATTATAATATAAAATCAAATAAACTAAATAAATCACCAGAAACGAGAGAAAAAATAGAAGTAATTAATTTAATAATTGATATATATAAATCATACCTATACAGTATTATAAATAGCGATATTTTTTATAAGGACTATAAGGTATTAATGAGCAATTATCATAATATTATAAGTATTCTATTATATGGCAATGGTTGCTTAACATTATTTAAAATTAAAAAAATATATTATATTATAAATTATTTAATTACTAACATACATAATATAGATATAGTATGTGAACGTAGTTTGATATTTTTGAAAATAATAAATAATAATAAAGAAGTTTTAGAACATACATCAGAAGATATGATAATATCAGAACTAATATGTTAACAATCTATTAATATCGTTTTTTTCCTTATTTTCTTAGTCTTAATTTTGGTATTGATTTCATGAGTATTAACTTTATGTAATATTTGACATATTACTTTATATTCATATGTAAGTATATTTTTGATAAACTTATATATATCTTGTATTATTGATTCATCGCATTTACCAACAATTAATACACTTCCCGTGCGGAAAATCATAAATGAAACTAAAAAGTTTATATCATCTTGTAGACCACCAATACATGGTTGTCCAGTTTGTTCGACCAACGTTCTGTTATAATAAAATTTACACTGTATTCCAGGATAAGAACAAGGATCATAAATACACTGTATCTTATATTTATATTTAAGTATATCAGTAAGTTTTTCACGATTAATATAGTAACCACAATTAAAATTGGAATTTATTAAAACAGTTTCGGATTTATGGGTTAGACATTCAATTTTATCCTCTTCGTAATAAGGAGATAAAATATTGATTAACGATGAAAGAACATTATTAAATGACTCGTCACTTTGGACACCGGGAATTTCAAGTTTTCCTGTATTGAACACTTTTACATGATATTCTTTAAATATAGAATTTTCTAATATTCTTAGTATTAAAACAAAACAGTTATAAAATGCACTTTTTTTTTTACAGCGATAACTTAAGATATCTTTTTTAGAAATTCCTATTGAAATTTTCCGAATATCTTTGAATTTGATTCTACCTTCTGGATTATCAATATGCGTAATATTATGTGTTTCATAATATAACTCGTCTTTTAAATTAATTAAAATTTGATCTACCTCTTTTTGAGTAGTAGAATTAAATTTCATCTGTTTTTTAACAACCCCATTTATTGGTTGACAATAATTAATCGTTTTTATTTTCCAAAAGATATCTAATAAATTAACAGGTCTATTTAAAAAGGCTATTTTTGTTTTTGTTGATATATAAATATCAGAACATTTAGGTATTTCTATACTAGATTTTGAAGAGTTCATTATAATTGAATTACTTTGTTTTTCTACTATATCTTCTATATCTTCTATATCTTCTATATCATCAAGACAAGATGATTCATTATAATTCATAAAATCGTCCCACTCTTGATCTAATGATTTCATTAGTATACTTATCAATATACTATTATTTTCTTTAAGTTAATTCAATTCAATTATTTTCTTAAATATATAATATAAAGATGAATCAATCAAACAACATATATGAAAAGAGCGCCGATATGCCTATCTCAAAATCTCCCACTCTTCATGAACAAAAATTTGAACAAAGTTTAAATTTAGGATTTTTTGATCCATCATTTCATTCACCTCCAAACCATTTCAAATCTAAATTATATGAAAGAATGAAAGTCCATAATATTAATTATGGTTCTCCTAAAAAAACTTTTAATTTTACCAAAGCATAACCTACATATATGTTGTTTGAAAAATTCGAATGAGTTAAATTTTCTACGAACGATAAAAATGAACTAGTCACTACTTCCTTTTTATTTCGAATTATATAATTTAATAAATCTTTAATTATATTTTTTTTATCAATATTGTATTCAATCATAAGATTATACATATATGTGTTAATTTCTGGTAGGGTTGATATTTTGATTTGGTTAAATAATTCTTCCCATACATTATGAGTTATAATTTTAAAGTCCTCGTTTCCGCACTGTATAACATTTTGGTTTGATTGCATATAATTAATCATACTTCGAATATCGGAAGAAAATTTTTCTTGAATAGATTTTATAATATTATCAGATAGATACATTTCTTCGTTTTCAGATATTTTTTTTAAAAAACATATTATTTCGTTAGAAGGCAAATGATTAAAACGTAATTTAACGAATTCGTTTTGTAAACCTTCTTCGATCTTACTTATATAATTACACATCAGACAAAATCTGGTATTTAAAGAATAGTCCTGTAATAATTGTTTAAGTGCTTGTTGAGCATTTTTTGTCATATAGTCTACTTCGTCTAATATAACGATCTTTAATCCTTTATTGAATAACGGCTTAGAATTTACAAAACTACTAATTTGATTACGAATGACATCTATTCCTCTCTCGTCAGAAGCATTCAAATGTATAACAAGGTCTTTATTTTTAGTATTAGTTATTGATTGATATGATTGAATTAAATTCAAAACTGTAGTCGTTTTTCCGGTTCCAGGAGGTCCGTAAAGTAATAAATTTGGGAAATTTTTTTTATATATAATATTTTCAAGTAATAATTTATTATCAATATCTAAAACGATTTCTTCAAAATTGGTAGGTCGATAACATTCAACCCATGGTATTTTACTCATATAAGGTATTATCGCCAGTCATTTAAATATATTTATTGTTATTGTTATTTATAATATATTTTAAAACCATTTAAATTTTTTGAAATAAGTTATCTTAAAATGTCCAACTCTGAAAAAATACCAAAAAAACGAGGAAGAAAGCCCAAAAATGTTGTAATTGAAAATGTAACTGAAAATATAAATCTAAATGAAAATGTAAATATTGAATGTGCAAATAAACCTAAAAAACGAGGACGTAAACCCAAAGGAGGTAAAATAATTGAAAATCCAACAAATAATAATGAAGATGTCTCAATAAAACCAAATGTTATATTACATTTAAAGTGTAGTTTGAACGATACTTGTACAAATTTTATTGATGATAATATTGAAACATTCAATTTCCAGAGTAAACCTTTATTATTTAATTCCGTTGAAAATAATATTAAAAATGTCAATAATAATTTGAAACCACCTGATATTGAGAAAGAGGTTCCTAATATAAATAGCGATGAAACTACTATGTTTAATAAAATAATTTCTAGTAAATTAAAACAGTTACAACAAAATTTACATTCTAATAATTGTAGTGAAAAAAAATCTGCTTGTTTCTGGTGTACATACGATTTTGATAGTCCTCCGATTTATATCCCTAAATTTTATATTCGTGAAAGCTATCATGTATATGGGTGTTTTTGTAGCCCTGAATGTGGAGCCGCTTTCTTGATGTCAGAAAATATTGATAGTTCGGTTAAATTCGAACGTTATTATTTATTGAATTATATTTATTCAAAAATTTATGATTATAAAAAAAATATCAAACCAGCACCGAACCCACATCATCTACTTGATAAATTTTATGGCAATATGACGATTCAAGAATATAGGTCATTATTTAAAAATGAAAGATTATTTTTAATAGTAGAAAAACCTCTCACACGAATCCTTCCTGAACTACATGAAGATAATGATGATTTTATTATAAATAACAAAATTATACCATCAAACGCTTACCAGGTTAAAAAGTCATTTAAGAAAATAAATAAAAATAATATTGTAAATGAAACATTTGGAATATCCACATAATTTTTTATCAATATATTATATGGACTCATTATATGATATCTATCTTTGGATAATGGAAAACTATATTCAAATATCATTATTATTTTTAGTTGTTATAATTATAGTTGTTATTGAAAAACTAAATAATTATAATAATTTATTATATGGAGTTACATCTACACTACCATTAATGGCTCAAACTACTAATATTATCAAAATTGGTAAAAAGAAAAAAAATAATAAACACTAATTTTTGATTTTTTTATCATTTTCATTTCTAGAATTATATTCGTCTAGTGCTGAATTTAATTTATAGCGTAGCTGTGTATATATCTCTTGATTCGTAGACTTAGGCTGTACTTTTTTATCAGTAATTCCTAGATATTCTTTTATCACAAGTATATGATTATAATTATGTTTACACAGTTCTAATTGGGCTTTTTCTTTACTATAATCTGTTTGTCTCATAACAATTTCTAATAATTCGTCCATTTTGTCGGTTTCTACAAAAATAATATTATCACCCATTCTGATAATGATAAATTATTTTTTAAACTGTATTAAACGAATATCTATATTCTAACATTATGGCTGAAAACTATAAGGATATTTTAGATAGTGTTAATTCTGCTTTAGGTAATCACGTAAAAAAAATTGTAGATAATATTATAAAAAGTTATATATTAAATTTAGATACATGTGATCGATTAAATAGTATAACAAATAATAATTCTATAAAAAACACTAAAAACGAGATTAATGATTTGAATATGAAAAATGAGTTATATGATATTAGATCATTTAGTGTTCAAATGGGTAATAAAATTGATGATATACAAAAAGAAGTATATGGTGTATTAACCGAAATTAAAATTTCTTTAGATAAATTATCCGAGGATATATCAAAATATAAAGAAAAAGAAAAAGATGATAACACACCTCCTAATTGTAACACTAATATAGAAAATATAAAACTAGAATTTAATGAAATAGATAAATCAATCGATGACGAGGATAGTGATATAAATACTGAATTAGTTGTTAAGGAGGAAGAAGAAGAAGAAGAAGAAGAAATAAAAAAAGTAGCCACAGATAGTGATTATGATGAAGAAGAAGAAGAAGAAGAAGAGGAAGAAGAACAAGAAGATGATGAAGAAGAAGATGAACTGTTCGAAATTGAAATAAATGGCGTTAATTATTGTACAAGTGATGAAAAAAACGGAGACATTTATGAGCTAGACGAAAATGACGAGCCTGGTAAAAAAGTAGGGGCTTTTCGTAATGGAAAAGCTAAATTAAATTAAATAATAAGATTAAATCAATTTAATAAATATATACGTATAATTAAATGTTACCAAAAAATTTCTTTAACAAAGAAGTGACAAAAACCCCTCCTCCATCTCCACCTAAATTAATACCTCCGTCTCCTAGACAAAATCCTAATTATATTTTTTCCTGGATACTAACAGGAATTGGTGTTAATACAGCTTCAACTTTAGCAAAAGGATCCGCGACTGATATTTTAAAATCAGAAAAACTAGATAATTATGAAAAGGAATGCGAATATTTAAAACATTTATATAAAATATGTATTAAGGAAGATAAAGTAATAAATTGTCAAGAGTTATATAAAGATATGGATAAAGCATGTAAACCACCGCGATCAGAGAACATATATATACCTGGATGAAAGATAGAATATAAATAATAATAAAATCTAAAGAATATAATAATGGAGATATGTCCACCAGCATTAGTATATATATTCTTCACAATCAGTCAAATAATAATTGATATATATCAAAAAAAAATAGACGAGCCATTTTTAAAAACAATAGTAGGATTAATTGTAACAGGGTTATTAGTGCTTTTATGTAAGAAAGGTTTCAGTAATGTTGCATGGATAATAGTATTAGTCCCATTTTTACTTATGGTAATTGTTAGTGGTATTCTAATATTTGTAATCGGGTATGATCCTTCTACTGGTGAAGTTTCAAATAAACATGAAAATATAAATGTTTATTGTAAAAATAATATTACAGTAGATAATGAAGGTAATATTATGATATATAATCCGAACTATGATGCTACTCGTAATCCAGTTTATTTTCGAAGCCCTTATATTATAGTTCCAAATGTAAAAAGTAGAAAGTCTATTTATGAGAGAAGTGAAACTCCCCCTTTTTATTCATCATCTCCCGAACTTTAAAATATATTTATAAATATAATTTAAATAAATTTTATTTATAAATAATATATCATGTATCTAAAATATATAGGTATTTTTACGATTATTGCCGGAGTCCCATTAATCGGTTATTTTTATCATAATAAAGCTAAAATTAATTATTTACTATTAATAGATGCATTTCAACAGGTAATGTATTATAAAAGTATTTGGGATATAAATTTTTTGAAATATAAAAAGAAACTGTTATTATTTTTAGAAAATAATAAGATAAATTTTTTAAAAGACTCATATGATATAGAGTTTATTAAAGACTGTGAATGTATATTACATACCACCAAAGAAAAGTGTTTAAGTATTATAAATAATGACGAATTAGAGTATTGTCCAGACGAGGCTGACTTTGTTATTTATACAGAATTTGATATAAATAAAAATATATATAATAAAAAAATAATTTTATATAAAGATTTTTTTACCTTATCAGAAAAAGATTTTATTATGGAGGAAAGTGATGTACAATTTTTATTATCAGAAATAGTGGTTAATGACGCTAGAATTAAGATAGATTTTAAAACGGACAAAGAAAATTATTATATTATAAATAATAAAATCAATAAAATGGTTGCTTTATATTTGTTGCCTAGAATAAAATCGTCTAGTATTACAATAACTAGTTTTGACGATTTTGAGATAAGTATTTTAGACCATATTGCAAACGAGATTGAGTTGAAAGATAAAGAATTAACAATTCAAAAAGATAGTTATAATATTAAATAAAAACTATATAAAAAAAATTGTTATTATAAATGTATAATGGATACCGGAGTGAAGACATTTACAATTGATAGTTGCTATGAAAATCAATCTTCTGCAGAATTTCATAAACTATGTTGTGATTGGACCTTATGGGCACATTTACCTCATAATACAGACTGGAGTATTAAGAGTTATATTGATATTCAAACTTTCAATACTGTTGAAGAAACGATTGCATTAGCAGAGAATGTTCCACCTGTTTTGGTTGAAAATTGTATGTTATTTTTAATGAAAAAAGGTATAAAACCAGTATGGGAAGATGAACAAAATTGTTCTGGAGGCAGTTTTTCTTATAAAATATCAAATAAGAATGTAACAACTGTCTGGAAACATTTGATATATGCAATAGTCGGGAATACATGTAGTGATGATGTGTCTTTTGTAAAATGTGTCAACGGTATAACCATTTCACCTAAAAAAAATTTTTGTATAATTAAAATATGGATGTCTAATTGTAAATATCAAAACCCTTCTTTGGTAACAAATAAAATAACTGGATTATCTAGTATGGGATGTTTATTTAAAAAGCACAATCCGGAATATTAATAAAAATTGAAATAAATAAAAAGAGTAAATATATGATATATTATATAATGAACACAGATAGTAAGATAGAATATAAAATGGGTTACGATATTACCTCATATAATAAACATCATGATACTCATATAAATAATTATGATTTATTTATATGGATATTCCTACCGATAATAGGAATCTTTATTTATAAGGCGATTGATATCTTTTTAATTTATATGATGAAAATGAATCAAAAAGATACAGATAACCATCCTGAAGAAAAACATAAATCTGAAGAATCTGAAGAAAAAGATAAATCTGAAGAATCTGAAGAAAAAGATAAATCAGAAGAAATAA